TCATTCCTCACCCTCCTTTCCTTCATCACTAACCATAGAAGAACAACTTTTACATACATCTATTTTCTTTCCGTTCATTGTAACAGTCTTTTCGATAATTCTATCACCGCATAATTGACACCACATTTTTACATCTCTCCTCCTAATTCAAACTAAACTTCCTAACCTTAAGTAATGTCCCACCCTTAACTTGACAAGGCATTAATTTCCCTAAAGGTTTACCCATAACATCTTTGTGTATCTCAGGATTAATCTTTAATCCTATTTCAAATTCTTCGAAAGACACATAATCTTTCAAATGACCCTGCAACCCTGCACACTTCAAGTTTTTATCTAACGCTCTTTGATTTTCAGATAGTTTTTCCCACTCTTCTTTTGAGCAATGTTTTAAACTTTCCACAACATCACCCCATCTATCTTTCTTCGTTACCTTTTTCGCAAATAACATTTCACAATATGTTTTTGCTCTATGGAATTTAGCGTATTTGAATTCTCCCTCTTTATCCCACATACCTAAATCATCAGGGTGAATCTTATGTAATAATTCTTTCGGTGTTTCTACCCCTTCTAAATGGATTGAATCTGTATCACAATACACGAATCTATCATAGCACAACATAATCGTATCAACCAATTCCTCTCTTGCGTAAGCGGTTACGAAACTTGCGTAAGCTGTATAAATAGGATCGGCAGGAGGTGGGTCTTCATCTTCCACTTTAAAACCTAAACTTTCATCATCTTCCCATAAGAAAGGTTCTACATTTAAACGGATGGTGTTCGTACCGAATTTTCCATAAGGACTATTAAGCATTAGTTTACTAAGTGATTTTAAAGCATCATTTCCGTCTTTACTAGCTTGTACTTTCACTTTCATCCACTTATCAATATGTTCTTTAAATATCCCAATCTTACCTTTAAACATAAACCCTTCATGATATACTAAATCATCCAACCAATAATGTTTTTTTATCTGATCCCACTGAACATTCGTTACATACATCGTAACTATTTCACCGTAACTCGTTTTCTGAAACTCCCTACCATTAAACTTTCTAACATCATCAGCTTCATTGTAATTAAACTCAACGTTTTGTTTCTTTAACTGAATCGTAGGTAGCATATTATCTTTCAAGTAAAACGAGAAACTAACTTTCTGTATATAAAGTGGATACTCATCATCTTCTTGATATTCACCTAAATATGGAATTGGCATTCCATAAGGCAACATTTTATAATACTGAACATAAGGATACATTGAATTTATATCAAATACACAACCCTCACCAATCAATTCCCCTTCTCTTCCTGGCTTTACTTGTGTAACCCCGCCAAAATATGATTTACGAATAAAACTATCTGTGTCATAATCTAACACTGGAAAAATATCTTTAAAACCTTTATCTCCACCAACTGTATTTTTAAACTCATTCAATGCATCCGAACCAATTGTTGTCTTTTTCAATCCACTTTGAAACACCTGATAATGAATGATTTTAGCTGTAATTTCAACATCTTTTTTCAGATATTTAAAATCAGCTTCATTAATCGGTTCAAAAGGTTCTCTTATAATATCATAATCCATATCATCTTTAAATACATCAAGTCCAAATGCCATAGCTGCCATACGTAAACCAAAAGGTACTTTCTTTAAAGAATCTTTAATCGTAATAAAGTGTCTCCCACCACGTTTTCCCTCTACACAAACAATTAATTCGAACCACATTTTCTTTCCATCAATTAAACCAGTGAATTCTCCAATAGCGGGATTCCTATCAAATGTAAATGTGTAACCTCTTCTCAGTAACTCAACAGCAATAAACGAACCATCGAATTTTAAATTGTGAAACCATATATTTTTACTACCATCCAAGCCCCAATCTACAAATTCCCGAATAGACTTACCGACAATAAAATTATCTAGTTCACCTTTAAAATTCATATTTTCACGTATTTCAGTGCCACCCCAAGACCACACAAAAGCTTTATCACCATTTGTATGAGTTTTCCACGCTTCCCTTTTTCTCCATAATTCAGGGTTTTCTTCTTTTGTTTTTAATTCATCTTTCAATTTATCCTCGTGAAGCCAAGCTTCTGTGTTTGTTTCAAAATCGCACGCATATGTTTTTATCTTTTTTCTTTCTCTTTTCTTTTTAACCATATGCTATCGTTCACCCTTTCAATACTTTTCAAGCAATTTATATTTGTCCCTGTTTTTATCATATCTTTGTATGTCTGTTCGTATCGCTTCAATAACCCCTGTTAATTGGTCATCAGTATCTTTTGATTGCCCCAAATATTGGTCGGAATCATACTCATTAAAGTTCATACTAGAATCCATAAACATAAAATAGAAATTGTTAAATTCAGCATCACTCATTTTATTAAAATAAGCTAACACGTCATTTGCATCATCCCCAAATGATTGCAACATCTTTTCCATTGCGTTCTGTTTCAATTGTCCTTCCCTTTGTTTATATCTCTGCGGGTCACTCACATGTCTTAAATTATATTCTCTAATTTTAACACGTTGATTATTATCTAAAACAGTAGGGTCAAACTTATCTCTAACAATAACAGTTCCACCAGTTTTATCTTTACGAACATCTTTTATTTGTCTTCCCTTCTTATCAAAACGGGGAATACTTTCAAGATATTCTTGTCTTCTTATTTCCATATCTCGTGCTACATTCGTTTGCAATGTCATTTCTTTTAACTGTTTTTCAGTAAACTTTACTTTATATTTATTTTGATACTCATCACCAACTTTTTCGAGTTTGCGCTTCATAACATTGACTTCTTTGTTTGCTTGGTTAATCTGTTTTACACTTGCTACTGTGTCTCCAACTTTACGAATCTGCAAATCCGCTCTATAACGTAACTTATTCATACTTTCTTTCCAAGCATTATATTCTTTACGTGTTTTAAATGACGTAATGCTTGTACGCAAATCAATATCACCAGAAATATCAACGTTATACTTTTTCTTTCTAGAACGAATCATATTTTTTGCATTCTTTTGTAATCTGTTAAACTCATTTAAATCCTTTTCACTTATCGTGAATTTAGGTTGTTTCTTCTTTGGTTTTCTTGCCAACTTCATTTCTCTCCTCTAGACTTTACAACGACTAACGGTTTCATTACTATAAGTTTTTGTTCTTTATCTTTTAGAATGTTTGAACTTAATCTTTTAGTTATCTTCCTGATTTATCATTTGCTATGTCTTTTAGTATTTTTATCTTTAAGGTTTTGAACTTGATTTTAGGCTTTTGTTTTTAATCTTTTTATCTTTTCTTCTTTTCTAACTTTAGGAGATTTTCCTTTTGTGATTTTAGAAGTCACTTCTTTTGAACGACAACCACAACTCGTTGTTTTACCTTGTCTAACATCAATTCCTCTTGCGATCAAAACATTACCACAATCACATATAAATTTCCATTGAACATGGCCGTTTTTTCTTCCACACATTTCAATACATGTAAGCCTCCCAAATTTCTGACCTGATATATCAATTAATTTACCCATGTTGCTCATTCCCTTCTTTTAAT